GCAAAACTTCTAAACGGATTCGGTACCCCCACTACATATATAGTTATAACTTATTATAATGTAAAGCAAAAAGATTTAAATCTTTTGGATAAGTTCCCGCATGGTATGAACAACTCAGCTGCCCCGGCCGGCCGTCAATTGGTATAAGAGATAGATATAGAAAAGGGCGTAAGACCTAGTGTATTTCAACCATTCCCCAGCAGCTCCTGGCTGCAGCTGCGGGCATCAGGATTCATGCTTCATAAAAAAACCGCAGAAACCCTAGAGTATTTAACACTTGACAGAGGCGAAAACACGGTCCGGCCGGCCGGTAACTTAGTATAAGGAATAGAAAATAACTAAGGCGTGAAAGTCAGTGTATTTTGAAGATCCTTCTCGGTCCATGCATCAGGCAACATGGTACCTGAACCCTGGTTCAACAGTTCCAAACCCAAGGTGTGTAGTTCCCTAGACATATGTCCTGGGAATACAGCATATGATGCCTTCCTGGCACCTGGGTTGCTAATCTTTACAAATATAAAACTGACACCTCCATGCTTTGTATGAGCATAATGCCATGCAATTTGTTTTGGCGATATGATAACTTTTTGTAACTTATTACATTTTAATTCGATCCAAAATTGTATGCCTTGATTAGTGCTTAAATCTTTGAAAACTCCAAATAAATCAGGTACACCAGGTGATGCCCATGACTCTATTCTAGTCCAGTTAACATTGGGAGTCTTATTTTTAATTTCTTGCCAAAATTTCTTTTCAGGACGCACTACTAACTTCCTTTTTTGTTAATATTTTATGGCAATTTGAACACAAAATATCACACTTTTTTACCTCTTTGACTATGTTATCGAGCTGTACCCAACTGCTTTTTCTAATATTTGACACATTATTACACTTACTATTTCTATCACGATGATGAAATTCTAAAGCATAAGGACTCTCCTTGTAGCCACATTTTTGACAACCTTTACTTAATTTATAATTGTTTAAATAATTAGATACTTTGTCATACAGATTCTTTTTGTATAATTTCTTTTTAGCTAAATTCTTTTTAAAACTATTTGGCTCTCTCCAGTTCTCTTTAAAATATCCATCTCTTTTTAATCTTACTGTTATGTAACCATCAAATATATAACCATCTTCTCTAGCATCACCACAAACAAAAAAAATGTTAGTCTTGGGATTCAATCTCTTCATGAGGTACGTCTACAATTACTTCCGGAAATCTATTCCTTAGATCTTTGAGCCTATCTGCTACCTCGACCTTACTCATCTTATCAATTGACCCAGTCAATATCTCTTTACGATCTATGTATAATCCAGCAGCTCTTCCTCGTGAAACTTCTGCATTAACAGCTGCCGAGTAATTTTTTTCTGACTCTGCATTTTTACTTAACTCATCTAATCTCTTCATATGTCTTGTCATATTAGACATATACTTTTTGTGAATTTCTTCTCTTAATAAGGATATATAATTAGCAACTTTTGGAAACTCTTTAGCTGATTGCAATCTACTAGCATATATTCTAGCTGTCTTTTTTGGATAACCGGATAATATAGCACATTCAGTTGCACTTTTATCTCCATCATATCTGACTAAAAGCTCTGCAAACTTTCTTTGTTTCGAAGTTATTTTAATTTCAGTTAATTGACTCATTTTACAATGTATAGGATGTTTTTAACAGAAAACATATATAATGTCTCAAAAAATTCTTTTACGCTGGCTTTATAGGTTACACCAGTTACACCTTGGTTACACCATAGTGTAACCCATTTCTTAAGCTGGATAAGGGTTACAGAAGCGGTTACACCGGTTACACCATTTTCAACATTTTTTCTAAAATAATTTGTAAATATATTTCTATGCATTCTATACTAAAAAAATTTAGGATCTAACATTAACAATTCTTTAGGAATATACATATGACGTCTCATAGCATTAAATCCTTTACGAACCAGTTCCTGCCACACTTCTGACTTTACAATGACATCATTTTTGGGGTTGAGAAAATGCAATGTTACTCTGCCACATTTGTGACAATGTTTAACTTCCTTGATTGGACTGTTTGGCAGTGAATAAGAGGACATTGTCTCCCTCCAATTGTTTTAATTTATGTTTAATAACGTTTTTATCAAAAATATTGTACTTTGCAAGTAAAGCAAGCGCCCTGGCGCTCTTGTTTGTAGGGCGCAAGCCTTTGATTAGTCGATCTAATAATTTCTTTTGGACATCTGTTGTTGTATACACTTCATTATCCTTCCTGGAATTTCGGACTTCACCTACTTATCCAGGAAGTTATTATACAACAAATTTACATTTGTCGCAAGATTACCCTCCAAACTTGTAATTATCAGTTCTTTTACAAGGTTCGCAGAATCTCTGTAACACAGAAGATATATCAAATTTTTGATAACATAAATTACATCTACGTTGACCAATCTTCTCTGATGCAGGCATATATCTCTTTATCTGCCTGTGTTTAAATTTTGGTGTATGACCATTTTTAATCCTTATCCTATGTAATCTACCCGCAACCGAATTCTTACTTTTGTTCATTCGTATGGCAATATCTCTTACCCTTACACCTTTTTGATCCAATTCAATAAGTCTCGCATTATCTTCATCGCTCCACATGTTTTCCACGTCCATAAATCTCTCCTTTTTGTTATTTTGTTCACGAACCACACATCATCAACATCACTGTAGACATATGTAATCACTTTATCTTTCTTAATAGTGTTATAATATATAGTCAAAATGGTGGCTCCTCCCCTTTTTTAATATCTACAATAGGTTTACTCTGGATAAATTTTGTAGTTTTGGAAACATTCCGGATCAAGCAATGGTCCGTAATAGATCGACAAGGAATCTTCAACGCCCTCTGTCCACGTTTGGCGATAATACTTATCTTCCTTGAGTTCCCCTTGTGAGTTACAAACCTTACACTGCTCAATGGATTGTTCCGCCTCGAATCTAAGCTTATGATACCCATTACCCTTGCACTCGTGACATATTATTGCCATTTTTACCCTCCAATTTTTTTATCTCTTTTTCTACTAATTGTTCAATATATCCACCTACTGTCTGATAACTATGTTTTGCTAATTTTTTAATGTTATCATGCACCTTAGGTTTAATTGCTATCGTGGCATATCGTGATTTCATTACCTTCTCCATGTATCTTCTCCTTTAACATATGTTTTGCGATCAGTTGCCAACCAACCAATTACACCGTAATGTTGTGAATTGTAAATTTGTAACCAAATTAAAGTTGGTTCTTTTTTTCTAAAATAATTAAATATCTTCTTTATCATTCTTACCTCCTAATACTATATCACCTGCAATTGCAGCATAACCTGCCATATCAACAAAATGATCTTTCACTGCTTTTCTTGATTTAGTTCTACCAATCTTTAACAACACCATCATTATTGCTACTTCATCAGCAGTAATAGGCATGTTTAAATATGCACTCCATAAATCAGCTATGTTGTTATTATTGCTTACGCACTCACCATGAGTAAATTCACGAGACGCTACGGCCTCGTTAGCTTCTTCTAATATATCAGTTTTTACATCATCCGACATAATCATACCTCTTTCTCATTATTTTATGTAATCGTTCCCAATGCATACGATCAGAAACTTCTTTCCAACTTGTGCAATCTCTTTTTGCACGTTTACCTGCTTCGAAATAAGCAGCATAAATTCTTTCTTTTAATCTTCCTGAATAATAACTTTTACTTTTTGCAGGAGTTTTTATACGAGCCATTGATACCAACCACTCGAAACAATTTGCCAGGTTATAAATAAAATTACAACACTAGCCATGTAAGGTTTACCATACAAAAGTAATGTCATTAAAACTAACAAGTAACCAATATACAACATTACTTATCCTTATATCTATTCATTAAATTTTCATCGGTGCTATCATCAATGAAATAAGTGTAACCATTTAATTCCACCATAAGAGCATCTTTATCTGTTATGATAATAGTTATCTTACCAACTTTTATTTCTGTGCGTTCCATACAAACCTTTCTTTCTTTGTGAGTAGGGGGGTTCTTTGACTACCCCCAACCTTTTCCCGACAAGTCAAACTGTTCTAGCTTAACTAGTACTTCAGTACCAACTCTCACACCCTCAGTCATGCGACCATACCTTGCGAGAACCGTGCCTTACTACCTTGTTACAGTTGTTCAGCCATACTCCGAGAATGTTGCACCATCCTCATTTAAATACCTTATATAATATCTTATAACTTATTGCAACCATTCTTTTAAATCTTCACCTAAAATTGTTGATGCTAGATTTATCTTGGTTTTCAGGGCTTTTATGATGTTCTCATCAATAGTTTTTCTTGCAACAAGATCTATGTATGTTGCTTTTGATGTCTGACCAATCCTATGTATACGATCTTCAGACTGCATTCTAACTTCTAAATCATAACTGTTAGAATAATAAATAATAGTATGTGATACAGTTAAGTTCAAACCATAACCACCTGTTCTAGGATTAGCTACAAGATACTGGAGCTCGGAGTCGGGGGCCATGAAGCGTGATAAAATATCCTCTCTATCTTGCTGCTTGGTGTCTCCATAAAAACTCTCGGTACTTTGCGGTCCGTACTTTTTACGAAGAGCAGTAGTTAAATGTTTTATGTTATGTCTGTAGTTAGCCCAGATAATTACTTTACCATCTACCTCATCTAAAATATCTAATAACGTTTCCAGTCTAGGTATCTTACCTTTCGCATCATGTAAATCAACGAGCCTACCGTCATCGGTAGTCATAAATCCACAGGTAACTTGATGAAGTCTCATCAGCTGTGTCAATGCAGAAAACGTCGTCATCGAACCTTCTTTAAGTTCAGCAACAGCGTATTCTTTTAGTTGATGATAAGCATCTATTTGTTTTGCACTCAGCTCAACCTCTCGTGTCATGTAAATTTTATCCGGGAGATCAAGACATTCATCTTTGAGTACCCGGTAGGAAAATGTATCAATTAATTTTGTCAGCTCATCTAAATTTTTATAACTAACAATCATATTAAATTGGTGTGAGCCACTGATACGTCTTTTTACCATTACACAGTAACGGGACTTAAACGTCCAGAACGATGGTTGGTCGAGGAACGCCGGATCGAGAAACTCAGCTTGTGAATAAAGATCGAGGGGACTTTTAGTAACAGGAGATCCTGTAAGAATTCTACGGTACTGTGCCATCTTACTTAATTTAACAACAGACTTTGTTCTAGCAGCTGTTGGTGTCTTAATAGTTGTGGACTCATCGATAGCGAATAAAGATCGATGACCAAGTAAAAACTTTGTAGCAATGTCTTGGCCTTTCTTTGTACTGAAAGCTTCGATGTTCATCAGAAATATTGTCAAGCAATCTTTTTCTTCAAACAAGAAATTTAGTTCTTCCTTTTCTTTCTTTGTTGGATTAGGATTCCACACCACAATTTTATACATGACATGATCTGGCATATGTCTTTGTATTTGTTCATTCTTCCAGTTTGTATAGACGCCTTTAGGAGCAACAATCAGTGCCCCGTTTATAGATCCATTGTCATATAACATGGCAATGTTATCAATCAGCACCTTAGATTTACCGGTGCCCATCTCCATAAAATAAGCAAAGCTTTCCTTGTTCCAGGAGCATCCAAGCGCTTTCAATTGATGTTCGAAAGGCTTAGTTTTAAATTTATAATTTAAATCCATTATTTCTACATTCTTATTTATTTGAATTTCGTATCAGAATCAAATATAAAATAAGGTGTAAAAAGTTTCTCCTTTTTACAATAGGCAAATAAAGGAATGCGAGGGAGCCTAAAAACTCCCTCCGACTTTAGAAGGAGAGACGGAAAGAAATAATGACGGTTTTTATTATACAGAAAGTTCCTCGTAGAGATTATAGTTCTGCTAAAAAATATGGAGAGTTAAAAGGTGTAGTGCCTTATCATGAACAAATTGCATTATCACCAGGACCTGTTGTTTTTGCAGCTAATAAAATTTTAAAAAATTTTTGTAATGATGATTTCTTGCTATTGGTAGGTGACCCTAGTATAATAGGAGCGTGTTGTGCAATTGCCAGCCGATACAATAACGGACGATATAAAGTTCTGAAGTGGGACAGACAGTTAAGTAAGTACTTCCCGATAGAATTTAATATCTTAATATAAGGAGAAACGATGAACGAAATATTTGATTTAATCAATGAGAAAGATAATTTAAATAAAGTTAATGATGCAGACCTGAGTGAAATGGGTCAGCTATGTAAGCAACTTGTTGAAATGAAACAAGATGTAAAGAAAACTGATTTAGAATTAAAAGCTAAAAAAGAATCCTTACAAGAATTACAAAATAGAATAGCTAATGCACTAAAAGATAAAAATTTATATTCATTTAAATTAATGGATGGATCTACAGTGACATGGAAAGAAAAAATTCGTGCACATATTACACCTGAGAACATTGATAATGCATATACATTTATCAGGGACCAGGGTGCAGGGGACTTGATTAAAAATGAAGTCTCATTTAGTTTCGGAAGAGGACAAGACAACCAAGCGCAACAAGTCAAAGACATGTTTCGTAAGGAAGGATTAGAACCTTCAGAGAAAGAGGGTATTCAATGGAATACTCTAGATGCCTGGGTAAGAGAGTCATTACAAAAAGCTGCGGAAAAAGGTGAGTCTTTTCCCGAAGAAACTTTTGGTGTCTTTCGAACCAACGACGTAACAATAAAAACATAAAAGGAGTAACTTATGAATCAAACGTCAACTGCAAAAAAACCTAACAATGCACTTGCAGAAGTGTTTTCGTTAGCAGAAGCCAAACAAGGAGACGGTTTATCTAACGTCAGTACCAAAGATGTTATGATACCTCGTATCAAACTACTACAAAAAATGTCCCCGGAGTGTGATAATGCTTCACTTCCTGAAGCAAAAGCAGGACATATATTTAATTCTGCATCACAAAGCGTTTACGATGGACCTACTGGTATAAGAGTAGTGCCTTGTGAGTACATTCGAACATATGTTGAATGGGCTCCAGAGGGTTCAGGTAACAAAGCTCCTGTAAACATACATCCTGCTACCTCAAATGTTATGAGCTTAGCAAAAAAATCTCCTACTGATAATCGTTACTATTTAGATAATGGTAATTATGTAGAAGAGACAGCCAATCACATTGTTTTAGTCTTAGATGATAAAGACAATGTAGAGTCTCGTGGCATACTGACGATGAAATCGTCTCAGTTAAAAAAGTCTCGTCAATGGAATTACATGATGATGACTGCTACAATGGAAGGTGGTGGTAAAACCATAACACCTCCCTCTTATGCAATTGTGTATAAATTAAGTACACTGCAAGAAGAGACCAATGGTAAAAAATACTATGGGTGGACTGTAGCAAAAGAAGGTTTTGTTCCTACAAAAGAAATCTTTACGACGGGTGAAAGTTTTGCTTTAGCTTTCCGTCAAGGAGATGTGCTTGCTTCACCAGAGGGTGATGAACCTAAAAAACTGGAAGCAAGTTCTGGAAAGGAACATTTTTAGTCACCTGCCGGAAGGGTTAATCGGAGATACATTAGACTTCGTAAGGTAGTAAGAGTTCCGGTGGGTTTTCCTCCCAGAAACAGCTCTTCCTATCAAACTAATGCGGGGCAAGTTTTGTCACTTGCCCCACTAAAATTAAAAGGAGAAACATGGAACGATTTAAAAATATATTTGAAGGATTGCACCGGGCTTATGGTACATTCAAGGAAGAAGATCAGGACGAGAACGGCAAGAAAAAAGGGAAAGCTTACATCATTAAAGCTCCCGTTACAGACCAGCTTTGGGAAGATCATCTTTCTGGCAAAGCAAGCTTGGGAATTATTCCTATTCGTGATGACTCAAAGTGCAGGTGGGGTTGTATTGATATTGATTCTTACACTTTGGATCATAAACAAATTATTGACAAGCTAAATGAATTTAAAATACCACTTGTATGTTGCAGATCTAAAAGTGGTGGAGCACATCTATTCTTATTTCTTACAGACTTTGTTGAAGCTAAGAAGCTTCGTAACAAACTTGTCGAGTTAGCAGGTGAGCTAGGCTATGCTGATTGTGAAGTTTTTCCAAAACAAATTGAGATCCGTGCCGATAGAGGTGATACGGGAAACTTTCTTAATCTGCCTTATTTCGCTGGCGACGACAGTTTTCGTTACGCTTTTACTGATACAGGTCTTAGTTGCACATTGGATAATTTCTATTCAATCGTGGATAAAAAAGCTGTCGATCCAAAGAATTTATCTAAGATTAAAGTTGTTCGTAGCAACCAAAAGAAATTAGAGGAAGGACCACCATGCTTAGAAACATTAATGAACATGGGTATACCAGAAGGTGGCAGAGATAATGCTTTGTATCAATATGCTGTGTACGCAAAGAAAGCATATCCGGATGCATGGAAAGATAAAGTAAATGAATTTAATTCTAAACATATGGATAGGCCTCTTGGTTTTTCACAAGTGGAGAAAACAATAAAGCAACATGAGAAAACTGATTATCAATACAAATGCAAAGATCAACCAATGTGTGCAGTATGTAATGCACCTCTTTGCAAAGCAAGAAAATTTGGAATCGGAGATAACTATGATGTTATTATTTCTGATCTTACTAAGTTGGAATCTGACGAGTCTATGTGGTTCTTAAATGTAGATGGTAAGAGAATGTCATTGAACACAGAACAATTATTTGATCAACAAAAATTTAGAAGAGCGTGTATGGATTATCTAACCATACTACCTATGGCTATGAAAGCTAATGACTGGACTGTAAAGGTCAGAACATTATTAGAAAATGCAGAGATAATACCTGCTAAAGAACATTTTGATACAACAACCTTTGGTAAGTTTGATGAACACTTTAGTACTTTTATTTTTGAGCAGGGGGCAGGGCTCGAGATGGATGAAGTTATAACCGGGAAATGTTTTACAGAAGAAGGTAAGACTTATTTTAAAATGGTACATCTAGAATCTTATCTCAGTAAAAAAAGATTTACAGAAATGAAAACCATGCAGATCGTACAAAGACTACGAGACATGGAAGGTGGTTCTACATCAAGAAAAATATTAGGTAAGACAGAGAGACTATGGTTCGTTCCTCAAATACAAAGAGAAGAGAAATCTTTAAAAAGACCAGAGATAAATGATGCAGCACCTTTCTAAAAAATTTCCGTTAGATATACAAAAGATTAGCAAGGAAGAAACACGTTCGTACTTTGAAAATAAAACAACAACTATCTTTGGACCACCAGGTACAGGTAAGACTCACACTTTACTAAGCATTGTAGAAAAACATTTAGACGAAGGTTACCGGCCGGAAGAAATAGGTTACTTCGCTTACACTAAGAAAGCAGCTAACGAAGCAATTGACAGAGCTACAAGCAAATTTGAATATGAAGAAAAAGACTTTGAGTGGTTTAGAACTTTACACAGCATGGCTTTTAAACAATTAAATTTAACGACCAAAAGTGTTATGAAAGATAGGGACTACAAGGTTCTTGGCAAGACGTTACAGATAAAAGAATTTTTAAATGCAAACAATCAGATAGAAGATAACGGACAAAGTATGCAGAAAAATCCTTTTATGCGTATCATAGAGTTAGCAAGAAATAATATGGTAAACATAGATACACAATGGAGAAGATCTCAAGGCCATGTAGAAGGTGGTTTTGAAGAATTAGAAAGAATATTTGAAACATACATAAAGTACAAACAAGAACATGAGCTTTATGATTTTAATGACATGTTATTAGAATTAGTAAATGAGGGTGTTGTTCCCTCATTACCAGTCATCATAATAGATGAGGCTCAAGATTTAAGTATGCTTCAGTGGTACGCTGTAATTCTTTTAGCGAAAAGCACAAAACATATTTACATAGCCGGTGATGATGATCAAGCAATATTTAAATGGGCAGGTGCAATACCAGAAATGTTAATGCGTACACCTGGTAACAAAAAGGTTTTAAATCAATCATTTAGAATACCAAAACGAGTGTATGATGTAGCAGAATCAGTAGCAAATAAAATTAAAGTTAGAGTAAAAAAAGAATGGTCACCAACATCAAAGACAGGTGATGTATCACATTACTCTTCTATAGAATATGTTCCGTTTAATAAAGATGGTGAGTACTATGTTTTAGCACGAACTAAATATGTACTACAAAAAGTTGAAGAATATTTTAAACGAGAAGGAATAATTTACAATAGGTTTAATAAAAATAAATCTATATCAGAGAAAGTTTGTTACGCTATAAACTGTTGGAACAAGTTAGTTAATGGAGATACTATATCTTTAGGCGGGGCAAAGAATATGTACAAATACATACCAGGAGATGGTCCTATCAAAAGAGGATTTAAAACCTGGGACAAAGCTTTGGAAGATGACATTGTTGTTAGTTACAATGATTTAGTTAATAATCATGGGTTACGAGTTCCTAAAGATTTAGCTTGGAATGATGTATTAACGTTAATAAATGAAGATATTATCTTATATATTCGTAAATGTGAGAGAAGAGGTCAAGATATAAATGCTATACCTAAAATAAAAATACTTACAATTCATGGATCGAAGGGTGGCGAAGCTGACAATGTTGTGTTATTATCTGAATTATCTCGTAAATCACATACGAGTTTATTAAAAAATGGAGACGATGAGAGAAGAGTTTTTTATACAGGAATTACTAGAACTAAAAGAAATTTATTCTTGGTTCGCTCATCTAACGATTACGAATATTCAGAAATGTTTTTAAGACAAAACTTTGGATTAAATAGGATAGAACATGCCGACTGAAAGAAGTAAAAAATATCCAGGAGACTTAAACATTATAAGTTTAGGAGCAGGTGTACAATCATCAATGATGGCTCTTGCATTTAGTAGAGGGGAATACGAAGTTGTGCCAGGAGGTTCTGGTAAAATAGATTTTGCTATTTTTGCAGACACACAAAACGAAGGTGACGGTACATATGCATGGTTAGATTACTTAGAGAAACAATTAACTTTTCCAGTGATCCGGGTGACATGGGGCAATCTTCAGGAAGATGTAGAAAATTATATAGATAACGGTGTCTATAAAAGAGGAGCATCAATACCTTTTTTCTTAGTAGGATTAGATGGCAAGAAAGGTTTAGCCAACCGAAGATGTACATCCACATATAAAATAGAACAGATAGAACAAGGAATAAGACGAGAGTATGGTCTTAAAAAAGGACAGAGATGGCCTAAAGGTATGGTAGTTAATCAATACTTAGGTATCTCTTATGATGAAATATTTAGAATGAAAACATTTGAGAAAGCTTCTTATCGTTTTCACTACCCTCTTGTTAATAAAAAAGTAACAAGAATGGATTGTTTTAAATGGATGGAGGAAAGACAATATCCAAAACCTTCAAAGAGTGCATGTGTTTATTGTCCTTACCATGATAATAAATTTTGGAAAGAGATGAGAGATGAAAGACCTAAAGAATGGAAACAGTGTGTTGACTTTGATAAGAAAGTTAGGAACGCAGGACCTGCATTAGGTTTATCAAGAGCTAAAGAACTGTATATACATTCACAAAGAATACCTTTAGATCAAGTAAATTTAGATAAGGGTTCTGATCAACCAAGTCTATTTGGAGATATGGCTGATGAATGTGAAGGTATGTGTGGAGTATAGGAGAGAAAGATGACTAGAGAACAAGCTTTAAAAGACAGTGTAGATAAATGCAAAGATTTAGTTGGTTTTGAGATAAATCAAGTATCAACAGTAATGGTTAAAGGTTTACCAATAATAAAATTACAAATGAGAAGAGGAGTAGAATACCAAAATGTTTTAATTACCAGTAATCAAAAAGGAACTAAAGCCGGTTACATTAAATAACAAGGAGAAATATGGCTGAAATAGAATGGGTACCTCCTAGTGAGATACCAGAATTAGTATATGAAGCAGATGTAGTTGCTATTGATTTAGAAACACATGACCCAGATATAAAAACAAAAGGTCCTGGTTGGGCTACAAACAATGGTAAAGTTATTGGTGTTGCAATTGCAGCTAATGGTTGGAAAGGATATTTTCCTGTAGGTCATGAAAAAGGTCCTAACATTGATGAAAGAATATTTAAAAGAAATTTTAAAAAGATTTTAGATAAAGATAACATAAAAGTTTTTCATAACGCTATGTATGATGTTGGTTGGATGCGTCAGTGGGGACTAGAAGTTAAAGGAACTATTGTTGACACAATGATAGCGGCTCCTTTGATTGATGAGAATAGATTTAGATACTCATTAAATGAATTATCAAAAGATTATTTAAAAGAAAAAAAATATGAATCAGGTTTATATGAAGCTGCAGCTCAGTGGGGAACTGATGCCAAAGGTGAAATGCATAAATTACCTGCTATGATAGTAGGTCCTTACGCAGAAAAAGATGCAGAGCTTACTTTAAAATTATGGAACATATTTAAATTACAAATAAAAGAAGATGAACTTCAACAGGTGTTTGAGTTAGAAACTAAATTGTTTCCTGTTTTATTTGAAATGAAATCAAAGGGAGTGAGGGTAGATCTTGACAGAGCAGAAAGTATTAAGAAAAATTTTAAGAATACAGAGAAGAAGATACTTGATAAAATACTACAAGATACGGGTGTTGCAGTTGACATTTGGGCTGCGGCAAGTGTTGCGAAAGCTTTTGATGCGGTTGGTATAAGTTACAATAGAACTGCTAAGAGTAAACAACCTAAATTTGATAAAGGTTTTTTATCTAATCATCCTTCAGATTTAGCTCGTATGGTTGTAGAGGCTAGAGAGATAAACAAAGCCAGTACTACTTTTATTGATACTTTGTTAAAACATTCACATGAAGGTAGGATACATGCAGAGATACATCAGTTGCGTGGAGATAAAGGAGGAACCGTATCAGGTAGATTAAGTATGTCTAATCCTAACTTACAACAAATACCTGCAAGACATCCTATAATTGGACCTGCAATAAGAAGTTTATTTATTCCTGAAGAAGGAGAACAGTGGGGAGCTTTTGACTATTCACAACAGGAGCCACGGATCATTGTTCATCACGCAGTATTACATGATCTTCCTGGAGCAAAAGAAGTTGCTAATGCTTATATAAATGATCCTACTACAGACTTTCATCAAAAAGTTGCTGAGATGGCAAACATAGATCGTAAAAAAGCTAAGACAATTAATCTTGGTTTATCTTATGGCATGGGCCAGGGAAAGTTAGCTACGGAGCTTGGTCTTAATGAAGAAGAAGCTAAAGACTTGTTTAAAGAATATCACAGTAGTGTTCCTTTTATAAGACAACTTAAAAGTATGGCAACTCAACAAGCAAGTAGACGTGGGGAGAACAAAGGTTTTGTTAGAACAATTATGAAAAGAAAATGTCGTTTTAATTTATGGGAACCTGACACACCATTTAAAAAAAGAGAACCAGGAGATGTTATACAATTTAATCAACCTCTTCCAAAGCAACAGGCTCAAGATGAGTACGGTCCGGCTATACGAAGAGCTTTTACTTACACTGCTTTTAATAGAATAATACAAGGATCTGCTGCGGATCAAACCAAACAAGCAATGATAGATCTTCATGCAGAGGGAATAACCCCAATGATACAGATACATGATGAGATTGCTGTATCTGTTCGTGATCATCAAACAGCTAAGAAAATTGTAGATATTATGGAGAATGCATGTCAGCTTAAAGTACCTAGTAAAGTAGATGCCGAGTTAGGAAAGAACTGGGGAGACTCAATGTGAGTGTATCTATATCTAAAATTTTACAAGTATTAGATAATCCTGAAGCTTTACAAAACTGGAGAGAAAGAGTTGGTCATGAAGAAGCAGAAAGAATAAGTAAACGTTCTTCTACTGTAGGTACGGCTATGCATAAGTTTCTTGAGCATTGGATTGGTGATGACAAAGATTGTGTTGATCTAACAGAAGAAGGTATCTTAGGTAGAAAAATGGCACAGCAAGTCTATGACCATGCAATCAAACATAAGTTAGAAGATTGTTGGCATATGGAATCTAAATTAAAATTTGGAGATCACTATCATGGTAGACTAGATTTAGCTGGTATTTATTATCATCAACCTGTTGTTATAGATTTTAAACAATCAAACAAACCTAAAAGAAAAGAATGGTGTTGGAAGTATATGTGTCAGTTGGCAGCTTATGTGCTAGCACATAATAGCACATTCCCTAATAGACCTAAGATAAAAAAAGGTATTGTATTAATGTGTTCACAAAATCTACACTTACAAAAATTTGAGTTAGAAGGCCAAGAATTAATAAAAGCTTGGAATCATTTTAAAAGTGCGATACGCTTTTGCAAAGATAATGATATCTACGAAATCACACCAAAGCATTTCGATAAGATAAATATCTTTAGGAGCAAATTAGGATTGAGATGACAAAAGTTTTTTTATTAGTAGTAAGTTTGTGGGGATACAACGGAGACACTTGGGTGTACACAGGTAATCAAATGGTAATGAATGAACCAATGCCTAAAGAACAATGTGAAGAAATTGTATCTAGTTGGAAAAAGTTTGAGATGAATAAATACTTTAGATTTTCAATTGAATGCATTCAAGATTTTAAAAAAGATATTTGATAAAAATAATTTTATTTTGTATTACAATTTTAATATGTGTAGGTGCATTTATTTATTTTTCACCTTACCAAACGTTTATGCGTGACTGTCGTGTTGATGATTTTTTAGGTGGAGACATGAGTGATAAGTATTGTACATGGTTGTACAATGAATTTAGAAAAACCAAACCTATTACAGAGCTGTTTTACCTTAAATGCACGCTATAGTTGTTTTTTTATACACCAGAACAAAAACATAGTTTTCTGGTACAATCACCCTACCCACCCTTAAACTTTGCATTGTAGGGGTGTTTACGGGATAAAAATTTTTTTATTTAGACATCTTTTCAAGTTTTTTATTGATATTAATAACTTCGTTTTCAATTACAGCAATTCGTGTTTCTATTTTAGTAAAAATTTGTATTGCCGTCTCCATACGATCTAAATCTGTTTCCATAGCCGTAACTCTTTGACTTGTCATACCCCAAGTAGCACCTAAAGCAACAAAAACTCCTACGACCCAAACACTATCTTTAAAGGTGAAGTTCATCTTAAGTTAAATACTCCTCCGCCAGGATTGTCTATCATAAAATCTTCAAGAGACATGTCTCTATTTTCTCCTGCTAATTGATTGTACATTTTATTATTATCAGGATCTATTCCCATTTTGTAATTCATCCTATCAGGTATTCCTGAATATCCTGATACTTGATCTAAAATCATTTGTCTTTCATATGGATTTTTTCCAAATATTTCTAGTTTATCATTAAGACTAAATTGTTCATTAAACTCATCTATATAATCTTGTGTTGTTTTTTTAGGAGGAATTCTTCTATCAAAATCTTCAAAACTGTCTGTTTGACTTTGTCCTCCAAAGAAACCATCTAATCCTTGTTGCGCAACGTCCTCTACAGTTATTTGAGTAGAGTCTCTTTGTATTTGACCATCTCTGTTAATTGGATTAGTGGCACTAGCTGGAGTATCTAATAAAGGACTTATTCCTGAACCTGCAGAAGCGTTTAATCCTTTTAAATTGTTTAAGTAATTTCTAAACTCATCTACTTCTTCTGGTTTTTCTGTTATCGAACCGGATGTCATAAAGTTATCTTTAATAAATTCAAACCCTTGATCAATAACTCCTGTTGCAGCTCCTGTTGGTACTGCATTTAAAAAGTTAACTCCTGCATCTTTAGCTTTACCTAAAGCATTCATAATTAATCCACCGCCAGGAAACAATCCTCCTCCTGCAATGTTAGGACCCATGGTTTTTAAAAAATTAGTTACAGGAAATCTTTTAGCATAGGCCGCAGCTGCAGAAGGATTACTGTTAATAATACCTTGCATCTGTTGTTGATAAGCATTTGTTCCATCATCATATTGATTTATAATTGCTTGAGCTGCAGAGTTAGGTACACCATTAACTGTGTTTCTTTTTATAAAATCGTTAAACTTTGGGTTTACATTAACTGTGCCTGGTTGATTTTTTAAATTTTGATTATTATTAATTAAATTATTAATTTGATCATTAGCAATTTGATTACCAGTACCTGATGCTTCTAAATAACTATTATAGTTATTGTCATTAGAACTACTAGGACTAGCTGTTTTCTTACCTCCAAATAAATCACTAAAGAAACCCATTAGATTGCCCTTCTGTTATTCATAGCTATACCTTGCATCAACGGATCGTTACCTGCTAAAGCCAATCTAGAATTTTGATTTACTTTATTCATTACATTTAATCCTCCTGTATTACTAGGTTGTACCGGAGTTGTGTTTATTGTGCCAGGATTAATTTGTGGTACAGCATTAGGATCTACCTGTGGTTTAATTTCAGGAGTAGTAGGTATGCTATCAGTTCTCATACCTGGAGCAATAAATGTATTACTATCTCCATACTTACCTTTTAAATTTTCAATAAAATCTTCAGCGGATAAGTCAGTAATTTTTTTACTATCTTTTTCATACAGTTCCATAATAGTTGGATTATCATTAGCTCTGTTTTGTATATTATTAAATTCATTTTCTAATTCACTTGGTAGATCTGGATATTGTTGTAGTAAAGCCTGCAATCCTTCTGCAAATAAACGTCCTTGTTTAGCAGAACCTGCTGATCCTTTCATTGCTTTTCCCCATAAATCTATTGTAACGGGAGAGGACATAACATAACCTAATTTTCTTGCCATAATAATACCTGCAAGTGTTCCCATACTAGGAATAGCCCCACCAACCGAAGCTGCCCCGCCTGATACAGCAAGGGTAGGAACAATAGAATTAATAAATCCTCTAAACCCACCTAGTGTTGTCTTACGAGTTAAGAACTGTGATATGTTCATGTTTTTTGCATTAAAGAATATTTCTGCAGCATCAGCAAAAGCTACTAGTTTTCTTGCATCAGGAAGATTATCAGCACCTTCTCTTGCTAAAGCCATTCCTTTATCAAAAGCAGCAAACGGAGCACCTCCCGTCATTTTTTTACCTGCACCGGTAATACCTAATCGTTTTTTAAATACTTCAGCGTTAAAACTTAAATCATCAAATGATTTAAAGTAATCTACACTAACATCTTGAAAGCCTGGTGATCCTTTAGATTGAGTAAATGATGATTCAAAGGCATCTAATAGTTTACCTTTCATACCTTTAGCAAAAACTTCAGGACCTATAAAGTCATATAGTTTTTGTACCGCTTCAGGACTTTGCCAATCATTAAATACTCTTGAAAATAATTGATCTGATTCAATAGAACCAGGAAGTTTAGCTAATGCATTGTAAGCAAACTTTTCATCCATCCCTAATTTTTTCATAGCTGTAGAACCAAATAATACAGTCATATCAGAAAAAGCTTTGTCGGCTTCTTTCAAACTTTCAAATGCTTGATTGTATACACCTGGATTTAACTTAGTCATTTTACCAAAAGATGTTTCTAGTTCTCTACTTACAGCATATAAATCATCCATCATTCGGCCATAATTTTCTTTTTGTACAGGACCAAATAATATTTCGTTTAATGTCTGACGATGGTACAACCACTCTTCTCCACTCATTTTACCTGGACCTTTATTAGCTAGTACTTCTAATTTTTTATATGCAGGTGATGCCATTTTTTGACTTTCATCTAATAATTTACTGTAACGACCATAAGCTTCCCCTGCTAGGTTTCTAGCATTAGACCAATCAAATACAGGAGCATTACCTATTGCGTCAAAATACGTTTTATATTTAGAAGAAATATTTTGTATAATATCACTTGTTACTGCTTGTCTAACTTTAGATAAATCATGTCCAAGTTCAGCTGCATTTATAGAAGGACCAAAATTAAATAACTTATCTGCTTCTTTTATAAATGTTCTACGTTTTTCATCGAAACCTTTTTTAAACCCTGCACCTAAGAAAGGTAGTTTTGTAATAGCTCCAGGCATAGCTCTAACAAATCCATATCTACTTATGTCTGTTGTACCAGGAGTAATACCTGTTAAGCTTTGTATTTCTTCGGCTCTTTTTAATTCGTTCTTACCTACACCTCCAAGAACATTACGCCCAAATCCTTTTAGTAAAGCAACGCCAGGACGAAACATACCAAAAGCTGTACCCCATATTAAATCTCTTTTTGCTTCTTCTTTTAAATAGTCCATGGTCTCAGCTACATCAGGTCTATCAATACCTTGCTTCATTCCCATAAACTCACCTATCTCATTATAAGTAGGCGTATATAACATTCCTTTATCATTTAGATTATTTAACAATCCTTCATATCCAAGTAGTCCTGAAAGATAACCTACAGTTCCTCCAAGTATACCACCTGCAATTGTTCCTGCAGGTCCTGCGATTGATCCTGCCATAGCTCCAAGTCTAGCTCCACCTATTGTACCGCCAACCGAACCAGCAAAACTCATACCAAGTTTAGTCCATGGAAAAGGATTAGGTCTTTCTGGATTGTAACTATTAGTTCTAATAACGTTATCGGTAACTGCTTTAGGATTTATTTCATTTTCTGTATATCCTGCAGCTCCTACAAACAAATTTATTTTACGCATTATATCAGTTTGTTTTAAACCTGATTTCATTCCTTTAGATGTTATAGAAGCAATACCTTCTCTTACTTCAGGTAATTTTATTTTATGTCTTTTAGGATCGTACCTAGTAAAATTTTTCTTTGGTGATTCTTTTTCTGCTGCTTGTGTTTCTCCAAACATATTGGTTGGTAAACTTGATCCAGGGGGCAGGAATGTTGGTTGATCACCATCGGCAAAAGTTTCCACGACTTCTTCCATTTCAAATATCATAGGTTCTCTTTCAGTATACACAAATGGATTAGGATCTTCGTTGGAATTATATGTTAATCCTTGATTCTGTGCCTGTTCACCAGACTGTCTTAAATTAAATAATTCTTCTAACGTAAACATTATAGTATATCCTCTATTATTCCTGGAGGTAAAAATCCATCTAATTCATTAGATAAGTCTAGTCCGTTAATTGCTGATCCTGCACCAGAATAGTTATTATTAGTATTAATTGTTCCCGCTAAATTATATCCTCCATTAACAGCACTTCCGTCTCTTGATAAAGCATATCCATTTTCTTCTATTTGATTAGTAGAAAATACTTTTAATAGTTCTTGGTTGTATTCATTAACAAAAAAATCTAACAACGTATTGTATCTGTTCATAACTTTACGATCTGTATTAAAAAATCCATCTAGCTTAACTATTTTACCAGCAGACCTAATAACGTCTTTCAATAGTCTGTTAGATCCTTGAATATAACGAGCGTAAGAAAACGTCATGTTGGTTTGTAAAATTGGTAGTATAGATATATCAGATGAACTAAACATACCTACATCACTATACATTTGATTTACTTCTTCTTGTCCATTTAAATATTGTTCTTCACTAATATAACCTTCATCTAAGTTTTGTTTATTAACTGCTTGTAGTGCTTTGTAATTTGTATTGGCTTCATTAACTATTTGTGCATAATCTAAGTTAAGACCATACGCAGTGTTTAAAGCAATCAATTCTTTTTGTGCTTGACTTGGTGCTTCTGAAATAGCTGTTGCATAATTAGGATCAATACCCACCATTTTTTGAAATAATTGAGAACCTTCTGTCATTAAATCTTTAGACATTTTACCAAAGTTTCTAACTTCATAACTCATACCAAAAATGTTTTCTCCATTTTGATGATGTTTATCACCAATACTTAATACTTCCGATGCGGTGTTTGCTCCTTGCATAATAAAACTTAACATGTTTAATGATTCTTTTTTAGCACCATCATCACCACCTAAAGGTCCATCAAAAAATGTTTGCCCTGCTGCTGTATCTCCCGCTAACTTATCAGACAATCTAAAAATTGGTTTGCCTACCATGTTATCAGGAACTTTTTTACCATTAATTTCTCCAGGATATACCATACCCATATACATTTCAGCTTCTCCGGGACTAAGAATTGATTTATAAAATTCTACTTGACCATTTACTGTGCCTTTTGAGTCATATCCTATTGTTAATACATCTGCGTAAGCTGCAGGATTAGGATTAAATAATTCTCTTGCTTCTTTTTTTTCATCTCTATAAATTTCATAAGCTAAACCACCAATCTCACGAGCCTGTTTTTGTTTTTCCAAACTAAGAGCCATCATGGTATCTGTAACTGGTGTAAGAGCTTGACCTAATTCATCAAGAAATCTAGGCAACTTTCCTCTTCTATCCGATCTTGCTTTTAACAATTCAGTTCCAAACTTTAACATCATTAATTCTTTGGGAACTTCCATCTCCGGCATAATGCTTTCAAGCTCACCTCTTATTCTCTCTAAATGTTTGTTCTTAACTAATTCAGGATCTTCTCCCTCGTTACGTTGTCTTTCCTCAGTGACAATGTTTGCAGCATTATCTGCCGATGCTTTAGATAATTGAGTTTGAATTTGCATTTCTAAAGCTAATCTATCTGATTTTTGATGATCAGTTTCACCATTAGAATTAGTAGACCCGGCATTCATTGTAGTGGTAATTATTCCTACTGTTTCATCATCTGTTTCATATAAATTTTCACTACTGTATGATTGATCGATAACTCCGTCAGCTGCATTTTTATTATCTATACTACCTGTATTAGCTCCGGTTTCCGCTGTTACTGTACTTGAATTTTTATTTAAATCAGGATTAGCGCTGTTTTTACTTTGTATATTTTCATTAGTAGCTGCTAAAACTATATTATCATTAGGATCAGATACTACTTCATCTTTAAGATTTTGGTTTTGACTTACAGTGTTTTGATTTGTTTTAGCAGATAAAGCTGTATTAATATTTGTTAAAGTAATGTCATAAGCTGTAGCAAACTGATTAGAAATTGCATTTTTCTTTTGAAATTCTATCTTACCTTTTAAATCTAATAAAGCTTGTGTGCTCATAGTGTTAAGTTGTGACGAATTAGGTAATTGTGGCATGTTGGGACTAGCCATTTGATTAACATTATTTTGTTGAAAGTCCTGAATATTAAAATTTTTAAATCCTTCAGCAATTCTTGCACCTACATCAGGTAAAAAAGTTTGTTGATTAGGTCTAGCAACCTCAGGAACAATTCTTTGATTTATTCTAAAATCTTTTTCTTCCTGCGATAAAGAAGAATTAGGATTAATAAAAAAATTATTTACCATTAGAGTTTACCTAACGTACCTAAACCTCCGAGCAACGAAGCACCAGTTCCTAACATTTGTGAGAAAGGACTTCCAGGTTGTCCGTAAGATTGTTGATATTGGTATCCCATTGTAGATGGTGAACCACCTAATATATCTGACATAAAACCATACAACTGCATAGGTTGATTTTGTGCTTGTAAAACATTTGCTCTTTGACGATCTAGTTCTGCTTGAGCTCCTGATTGTTGTTGCTGTCCTAAACCCATCATTGTAGAGAATTGTTGTTGTCCCATACCTTGTGCCATTTGAGCTTGGTTTTGATATCCTTGATTTAATCCCATACCTAATGCACCAAGACCTTGAGCTCCTGCCATGCCTCTTTGTTGTTGATTTGTAAAAGCACCGTATGCTTGTCCCATTGCATTATTAAATTGATCTGTGTAAGCATCACGAATAGTACCCATTCTTGCTTCATCAATCATTCCTGATTGTATCTGTCCTCTTGAGCCACCAAAGACACCACCCATAGCTTGTTGTCCTGCTGCTTGGTTTTGTGCTAATTGTGATTGTTCATTTATTTTATCAGTAATGTTATCCATGTAAGGATTCATGTAATTCTGATAAGAACCTGGATCAAAAGTAGCTGCTGCTGATTGACTATATAAATCGCCGGCTTGCGCTCCGTATTTATCTAAAGCACCTAAACCTTGTGCCATTTCCGATGATCCGAGAGCATCGCCTGTTTTTGTAAACCCTGTTGATGGATCATAACTATAACCCATATTAGCATACGCCATTTTGTATGCTTGTTGTTGTGCTGGAGATAACCCTGCTAACTCAAAATCAGGAAGGGGCTGTGCTCCTCCTACATAATCTTGTACGTTTTCAATAAGGTTTGTGTAACCTTCTTGTATATACTCAGGAGGTAAATTTTGAATAATTTGTGTTTCAGCCATACATTACGCTCCCATCTTCTGCACCTTTAAAATTGTAACCCATATCTTGTGCCATAGGTTTAGTTTGTTTTCTTAAAGCATCCATCATATCATGTCCTTTTTTCGTGTCTCCTCCACCCATAGCATACAATGCATACTCTGGTATAATATGTTCATTATTACTTACCAACATATCACTTGTTTGTCCTGTGTTTTGATCAACTATTTTTCCTGGTATAACATCTTCCCGGCCGGTGCCAGGGCCCATGATTTTTCCACCTTGGTCAAATGCTGCTAAACCACCGTTAGCTTTTTTGTTTTTATAAAATTCTTCTACTTCTTGTACATATTTAAATAATTCTTCTTGATATGTAGTGCCATTACTATCTGCTTTTCGTTGTATAAACTCAATTAGTTTAGGATCATCATAATAGAATTCTCCGTTACCAAATGTTTTACCTTCATCAGAAGGACTACTATAAAATGCTTCTTGATTATCTGTCATATCTACTTTAGTAGCTCCGTCTTTAACTGCTTGTTCTTGACCTTTTGTTAAATCTAATTGATCACTTGAATTACCTGTTCCTAATTCTTTCATTGCTTCTGCTGCACCCATCATTAATACTTCTTTAGCAGCACCTACTCCTTGATCCATGCCTTCACCTTCGCCTGTATCAACATATTGTTCAAGATCTTGTATTCCCATACCATCTGCTGCTTCTAAAACAGATAGTGGTGTTTTAGATGGATCGTTTAATAAAAACTGTCCGGGTACATCCATTTTTTGTGCCATTGATCCACCAGCTGAATAACCACGAGGAATGCCACCTTCTTTTAATGCACCTATTGATTGTAAGTATCCATAAATAGATGACGATGGTATTTGTGTTATACCTTGATAGTAATCTTGAAATCTTTTGTTTATATTTTTAAGGGGATCGTTATCCGGATCGTATTTATATTCTTTTGGAATTTCATCTTCAGGAATTGGTTCTTCATCAAATGCTCCGAGTCCATAAGCAAGTGCTGTACCTCCAAGAGCTGCCGGCAAATAACGATACATGCTACCTGGTGCTAATGCTTTACCTGTTAATGGATTGTTTTCCATTGTTAAAGCATCTTTAAATCTTGACATAGCTGTTTCGCCTTTAAGAGTTTCTCCTGGAATAAAACGATCAACAGGTATTCCATCTGTTCCTCCTGGAATTATAGAACCTGTTAATTGATCAGGAGATCTAGCCATTAACAAATCACCAAGACCTTTGTTCATTGGGTTAAAGAAACCACCTGTACCAGCATTTTCAATGCCAAACATTTTGTTAGTAAGTCCTGTATTAAATAATCGGTTTTGACCACCATACATGGTTCCTGAACCGAAACCGCCAAGACCGCCTAGAACGGCGCCTTTCACACTTCCTGTACCTAATCCTCCACCAAGAGCTCCTATGCCTGCTGCCATAAGGGGAGTAGCCCCAAACATACCCGCAACAACACCAGCGTATGGTGCTACTTTTTTTGCGACTCCTTTGATCTTTTTAACTAGATTCTTAAACATATCTCCTATTGCAATTATGAATTGTACTGTTTTGAGCAAGGAGGCTAGACTTGTGCATTATGCCTATTTAATCATACAATTATAGTCAAAATATTGGTATAACACAAGAGCAATAATGTCTAGTACAGAAAAGTTCGATATTACCAAATGTCCAATGGTTCGAATAACTTGGCTTGATGCCAGGGATCAGGAGACAGGATGGTTGTCTATTAAAGAAATACAAGAAGCTCCTTTAGCTGTGTGTCAAGAAGTAGGTTGGATGGTAGTAGATAACATAGAAAAAGTTGTCATTATGCGTTCATGGTGTACAGACAAAGATGACAATCATGGAGGTGGAGCTATTGCTATACCTAAAGGTTGGGTAACAAAAATAGAATACTTGGAGGTTAGTTATGGAAAAGGAAACTATCATTAATAAAAAAATATCATGGTAGAGTTAGTATTACTTATAATAATTTTATTAGTAGTTATATTTATTGCCTTTATGGTAGGGGTACAAGGACAACAAATTCACGATTTGTTAAAAAAGAAATAATGTCAAGAAAACAATTTTAAAAGTTTTCTTGCAAATAATATTTCAAAAAAGTAATGTGGTTCTTACCCCAAAAATTTAAATAAGGAGATATTATGACACAAGAAGAAGCATCTGCATCAATAGCATTTTTAGCAGACAAACTAGCCAACTACCACAGCAGACTTATTAGCGTGGAAAGAGAATTTAAAAAACATTTAACAGGCTGTAAATGTCATAATGAAAAGTCAGAACAAACAATAATGTCTAATGAACCAGAAGAATGCGAAATGTGCGGTGCTTAATCGTACTTTACTTCGCCTCTAAAATCTGGCAACTGTTGAACTTTAATTTCTACGTTTTGTTCTATATGATTTTCTTGAGTATTTGTAGTAGGGTCAGCTACATCTTTTTTAGCTTCTTCAGGTGATTTATATTCTTTACCAGTTAATTTGTTTTTAACTTCTATAAAAACTTCAGGTTGTAATATAGGTATTTCTTTACCATTAACAATTTGAACACCAATTTGTTTAGATTCTTGTACTTTTTTAAATGTCATGACAATGCAATCTCCATTAAACTTACTAAAATAGTTACACCGTTTCCTGTAATATTTATCTTATCAAGTTTTTCTAATACAATAGGTTGAGATAATACTTCTTGAGCAGCTTCTGCTGCAAGAGAATCTTTATATAAATTTATAGATAAATTAGTATTACTATTATCAACCATAAGTACTGTTGTAGTAACCGCTCCTCCTGTAGGATTAGAAATTCTTATACTTTTTACTAAAGCTGTAGTAGGAAAAACAGGAGGCACTGCTCCTTCATTTCCTTCAGGAACTGTATAAACAGATTGTAAACTGCCTGAACCTGTTTTAGAAAAACTTAAAAATTTATCAGCCAATGAACCAGCTCCTTGCTGTAGAAGTATCTTTTAAATCTTCTTGATAACCAAAGTTTAATTGATTTATCATTTGTTCTAGTAATCTAATAAGAACATCAAACTGAGTTCTATCATATTCTATAGTTGCATTAGGTAATCTTGTTGTAGATATTTTAGCCATTAAGTTCCTACTTTCTTCTGAGCTATTTTATGTGACTCACTAAAAGTTTTACCGTTTTTCATTGCTTTTTTCATCATATTCATATGCTTTGTACTATGATGTTTGCTATGTTTTTTTAAAGTATCTTTTTGTCTTTGTGTTAATTCTTTTTTCATTATCTACCTCCATCTGGTTGAACATCAAGACGTAAAGTTCCAAATCTCCAATTATCTCCAATAGCATCACTTTCTATTTTTAATTGTCCTTGTCTGCCTCGACCTCTTATATCAAATTTAGTTGTAGTTGTCGATACAGTGGATGTTTTAACAATAGATGTACTTGAAGAAGGATAAGTTTTAAATGTTAAAGATACGTCTACCGAACCTGCTAAGTTTTGAAAATCAGGTATACCTCTACCAATATGTAAAAGCTGTTGACCATCTTGTATATCAAAATCACCTGACGTAACAAAAGCTGTCATTGCTTGGCCATCTGCATCAAATCCAGATTCTTGTATATAAAATGTAGAAGCTCCTGGAGTTAATCCTAATACACTAGGAGTTGTAGCCGTAGCTGTAGTAAAATATTCTGTGGCATAAGGATTTTCATATACTCCATAATCAACCCATGCTGTTCTTGCCATACTTCCTATAGACCAAGAACCTTCTAAATAATTAAGAGTAACATACCTATCTATTTGTTGAGCATTAAGACTACAATAAAACCATGTTATTTCATTTTTTTCTGAATTAAGACCGCAAAATGTTTCTGGTTGAGTGGTAATATTAAAATCCCCAAATACATAATCTTGAACACTACAAGGTAATTTTTTAACTGCACCATCAAACATATAGAAAGAATTTTGAGACATCCAATAAGTAATACCATTAACATCTTTAACACAATGATTTGATACTGCTCCGCAGTTGGCTCCTACTTGATTTAATGAAAATGTAAAAGGTGGTCCTACAAATTGTAGTGCATGTAAAGATGTATCTGTCCATACTAATATTGCTCCCCTAGATCTTGCTGCTGCCATAATTTTAGAACCATCTTGAATTCTAAATGATCCTGCTGTGTTTGTTGCGGTTGGAACCCATGTTTGAAAATCTTCTTGAGAAGAAAAACGTAAGAATAAAGGATCTGCACTAGAAGAAGTTCCAATAATTGTTTCAGTACCAAATAATAATACATGTCTATCAACAGGGGATACTAAATTAAATCTAGAGTTTGTTGGAGCCTGTGTAACTATAGCAGCTGGAGTACCAAACCCAACAGAAGTGTTCCATCTAAATGTTCCGCCTTCACTAACTGTAGCTAACAAATCTTCACCAAAATTATCAAAAGACCATTGTCTGCCATCAATTTTAACAGTAGATGTTGAACGAGGTGTGTTCCATGTTCCTGTATTCCAAGCTCCTGTTCCCCATCCATAACCATAAGCTGATTCTGATAAACCAATACTTATGTCATATTTTGCTATAACATTTGAACCTCCACCAGTAGCAGACGCATTTGCTGTAGATCCTGTATAGGTTATTGTATAACTATTAGCATTAATGTAAGTTGATATTTCAAACTCTTTGTTCATATCTAAACCTGCTATAGCAGTAGCTCCACTAAATTTTACAAAATCTCCTGATAAACCTCCATGACTACTATCTGTAACAGTAATAGTTGCACTACCACTAGTAGTTGTAAAAGGGTTAGTTAAACTTCCACTTGTTCTTCTAATAGGAGTAACATCATATGCTGCACCTTCTGAATAAACATACAATTTTCTATCTGTGCCAAGGGCCATGTATCTTACTCCATTAAGATCAGACCACGCATGCATGTCTCTTACAACTCCTATTAAAGTTTGTTGAATTAATTTAACCCAACCACCAATCTTTTCTGGTAATCCATATCTAAAACGTACTAAATCTGAATCAGTCCAACGACCTTCTGCACCATATTCAGTGTTTTGTTTATCTATTCCTGGAGCAAATTCTATTTTTGTAAGTGGCATTATGCAATCCTCAAAAATCTATAAAACATTTCACCAGCACCACCAGTATTACCAGCAGCTTCTTTTCCTCCACCGCCAGCACCAGAACCAAAATTTCCTACACCTCCCGTGCTACCACTGCCTCCACCAGCTCCACCAGCTACATTTCCGTTATAAGAGTTACCTCCCGCAGCGCCTGCAATATTACAGTTATCCCCATTACATAAAGGCTGTTTACTAGGTCCGCCTGAAGGTAATCCTTCCGCACCATTACCTCCAGAGTTAAAACTTCCTGCACGGCCGGTATTAAAACTTGTAATGTTATCACCATCTACTGTAGTACCTGTAGATAATGAAGTTCCTATTGTAGCAGTTCCTGCTGATCCAGAAGTTTGAATAGCTGTAGGTCCTTGAACACCTCCTCCTGAAAATGAGGATCCTCCACCTCCTGCTAAAGAAAATATTGCATTAGTACTTGATCCACTTAAACTTGTTACTGTTCCTGGGTTGGCTGCACCGGTGTAATTAAAACCAGAATTTGCACCATTAGCTCCTCCTGTTCCTACAATTGCTGTAAGAGTTTCTCCTCCTGTAACTGTAAATACTTTATCAGAAATATAACCTCCTGATCCTCCGCCACGTCCTCCTTGTTCACCGTCAGGACCTTTATCATAACCAAGACCATTCATAGATCCTCCTCCACCACCAACTGCTTGCTGTATGTGAATAGCGTTAGCATTGGCAGGAACAGCAAAATTTGTTGTACCTGAACCTGCTTCTGTAAAACTTGTAGGTGTATCAAATAAAGTAAAGACTGTTCTCCATACACCACCGTCTTTTATATAAGTATTAACAATTGTTTTGTTTGTAAATGAAGTAGCATCTCTCACATAAAGTTGTGAGCCAGCACTAGAGCTTATCTCACGAAAAGTACCACCATCTTTAACATAAATTGGCATAAGAAATTATGTATATTTGTACCAAATATCTCCATCAGATCCACCACTTGGGCCAGATGCACTTACGGTTCTGTTTCCATTAACATTTGTACCTGCTGTTGCAGAAACAAAACTTTGTACGTCACTACCAATGGCAACGCCTAAATTTGTTCTTGATGTCCCTGCCGCAGCAACATCACTAAGATTGCTTGCTTCTTGAAGAACACCAACAATACCAGTTCCAGAAAATTTATATTTAATAGATTCATAAGTAGGCATATTATTTCTCCGTTAATTTCCAACCATATGTAGCTCCTGCATATACTAAAGAAAATGCAGCATCTTCAGTAGCTACGGTTAAATCTGTTGTTTGTCCATTTATTTTATTACCATTTCTTGCAACAGTTAAATTGTTTGTATCAAAAGTACTAGCTAAATCTATAATACGAATTTCATCTCCTGATATTGGAGAAGCTGGTAAAGTAATTGTAATTACTTGAGATGAAGTATTAACAAAAATTTTATCCCCAGGAAATGATGTATAGTTTCCTGTTTTTGTTACCCAGTCTGTTCCTGATGTTTGAAGAACAAACCAGTTAGTTCCATCAGTTGCTAAGAATACACTAGTGCTAGGTTGAATAACATAAGTATTACCTGATGATCCTAATCTAGCAGTAATAGTAAAAGAAGAATTGTTGTTTCTTAAAAAATAAGTTTTTTGAGTAGCTAAAAATTGAATAATAAAATTTGAAGTGTGTCCTGTAAATATAATAGCTGCTTGTCTTGATTCATTGTCAGCTTGTGTAGCACTAATACTTTGAGCCGATGTTAATACATAAGGACTAGAAGCAGATGATAAATTCTTTGTGTAAACTCCTGCAATAGAAAATTCTAATCCATATTGTAAATTGTTATTAGTAGTATTACCCCAAGCATTAGATTGCTCTCCTGAACCTATAAGTTCTAAATTTAATAATGCCGAATAAGTTGATGCCATAATTTTCCTATGCTGCGTCCTGCCAGGTTATTGTATCAGAATCATCTACCTCTGTCCATGTTGAAGTTTCTGAATCATTTACTTCATTCCAAGTAGATGTTTCTGAGTCATCTACTTCTGCCCATGCAAAAACAGCAGTAGAATTAGATAAAGCTATCGCAGTTGGTAATCCTGTAACAACTGGAGTAGAGTCTTGTATTAAAGTAACACTAGCTAAAGCACTTGATATAATATTACCGGTTGGTAAAGCTGTTGAGTTAGCTACTACAGAAACATTTCCTGTTGTTAAAGTGCCAATACTTTGACCGGTAACTTCAATTTCCCCAGTAGCTTCTACTGTAACATCAGATATAAATGTTTGAACAATGTTAGTTGTGACAGGGGCCAGGGTTACTGCGTCAACAGTAGATGTTCCTGTAGTAAGACCACCAATACTTTGACCAGTAACAGATACATTGGCATCAGCTGTAACAGATACATCATTTATAAATATATCTAAGTCTGGTTCGGAAGAAGCATCAATAGAAACTTGACCACCTGCTGTAACCCCATAAGGTCCAAGTGAAATTGAACCAATGTCTTGTCCTGATACTTGAACAATAGGATTAGATATAATATTAAGAGTTACATTAGCAACGGTAGAATTTATATTTTCACCAGATACTGAAACAATGGTATCTGCAATTACAGATTCAGTTCCTTGTACTATGTTAAGGGGATTACCACTAACGGCTATAGTTTGATTCCATGAAGCAACAACTGTTCCAGTTGTAAGACTACCAATGTCTTGTCCTGTAACAACCGCTACCGCATCTTGTTTACCAAGGGACGATATCGGACCTTCCGCAAATGCTAGGATCCCTAACGTCATACGCTATCTCGCTGTTGTGGGAACGCCGTCCGAGGTCGTAAAAGGATTTGAAGCGAAAGCCAGATATACGTATGTTGAACCATCAGCATTAGTTGCAGTATTATTTTGTCTTTGTTTAAAACCATTTGATAAAATATCAATACTTCTAGTTTCTTCTGCACTAGGTTCATTTGGTGTAAGGCTTTTATCAGTTTGGTTATATCCATCTCTTTTATGATCCCACAAAACCCAATCTTGAGAATCATTAATTCTTTTAACTATAATAAAAGCTGGCTTGAATCCTGTATAAGTAAATGTTCCATCTGTACTACCATTACCTATATATTTACCAAACTTGCTGTAGCCTTGTACACCTGCAAAACAGTAACATATAAAATCTTGGTTCTGTAAAAGAATGTTATTCCAGTCCATATTAAAAATTGTACTGGTAAAAGCAGGTTCATAAAAAGTATATCTAGCACCTGCAGTGGAAGTAGCATCTGCTAAATTTAATCGTAAATATATATTACTACCACCCATATCTTTGTGATAAATATACCAGTCAGCTGAAGCACTAGAACATTTTGTTATAATACATTCAGGTTTTACTCCTAAACCGTGACCAAGATTGTATCTTCCATTACCTTGATCAAAAGGTGCATTAAATTTTACTATACTAAAACCAGCAGTTTGATTTGCTTGAACAGTCGTATTATATCCATTTGTCGCTCCATCGGTGTTAGTAACAGTAGTTCCGCCGTTTGCTTTCCATTGCCAAGATGCATATGGTACATTGTTTCTATTAACTTGTGCATCACTACCGATAGTAATTCCATTTGACAAAAATGCTTGTAAAGATTGTGCAGCAGTGCCTTGAGCATTTGTATTATTTGAAAATAAACTTTTTGTTGCACCTCTTGTAGTGTCTGTTAAATCGTGCCAATCATTACCTCCAGTTCTATTTTTTATCCAAACAAAATCTGGTTGTAGATTAGAATTACCAGTGTTATTTATGTTTGTTGAACTCGTTGCATTCCCTGTATATATGGTTGTTTGAAAATGTGCTGATGGGTCGTTAATTGTTGTATATACTGCCATGTTATCCTCCGTACAATGCTAGGTTCTTAGTACATAACGCATAATACCCTGATGGTGGTGCGTATTCAAAGCTTCCATATCCATTTGGGTCTGCATTACCTGAAGCTATTGTAAAAGGTGAATTACCAAAATTAAATTGTATAACTGAATTATTATAAGAAGAAACTGCTGGTACATAAGCACCTTCTGCGGCAGTCCAAGTTTGTGCGGCTCCAGTTTTAGAAGCTCCACTTGCTGGATTTCCTGAATCTTGAAATGTTCCATTTTTAGAAAAGTAAACAGCAAAATTTTCCATATCTAAAGCAACGCCAATAATATCGTTTGTACTCCACGCTCCTCCATAACTACTAGTACTGTTATTTTTATATCTAGAACCGTCTGGTTTATATGAACATCCACCAGTAAAAAATCCTGATTCAGCATTGCCTCCTCCGTCTTTTGGTTGTCTACTTAAATTAACTGGGTACACTCCTATGTTTGGATAATTACCAGAAGATGAAGAAGCAGCAGTAACAAACTTTCCTTCCCAATACCATTTACCACCTAGGGGTGCTTGCGTTGCATCAGAATTACCATTATTACTTGCTGTATTTCCTGTAGCTACTAAATTACCTTTACTTAATGAGGTGAAACTGCTGTTAGCTATAGGATTCCAAGTAACAAAATTATTTTGACAAGTATCTGCTGTACTAGGATTTGTACCTAATCCTGCTGAAGTCATGTGATTACCATTACCAGAACTGTCCGCACCAAAACCACTTGCATTAGCGGTAGTTCCTGTTTTTGAAAAGTCTAATTTAAATCCTTGAGATCCATATGTAACAGAAGGCTGACTATTAGGTACCCAAATACCATTTGCATTTGTTGACCCAAAACTTGTTGGAGCTAAAGATTGACCTTGACAATATATTGCTTGAGTTATGTACCCATCAAAACCTTCACCATATGTAGGACTGGCTGTTGTACCTGTTGCTCTAGCTCCTACTAATTGATAAGCACCTGATGATCCTAAACAATTATAATCGTGATTTTGACTAGGATAAGTTGCTCCTCCAGCTACGCTAGTAATTTGTTCTCCATTTACATATAATCTAATTCTATCTGTGTTGGTTGATTGAGTAGTGTCTATTCTAGCAACAATGTGATACCAAGCAGAAGAATCACGAAATTTTGCATTTGTTTTAATAAATCCATTATTACCATCCCATGTAACAATTTCAAGTTCACTATCATTTGTAAATCTCATACCTAACCAATCAGTGCTACCACTAAATGAACCTGGGCCATAGTTATTCCAAAACCATTGTTGCCCACCACTAACGACTTTAGTATTACCTCGTTTTACCCAAAAGCTAAAAGTTCCTATTCTTTTATCTCCTGTTCCTATTTGTCTATAACAATATGTTGGCATTATTGATCAAACCTTCCTGAAGTAGTTATTGCAAAACTTGATGTTAGTGAAAAAGCACGGTCCGCTGTTTGCCCTTGTGCATCGGTAGCACGAAGAGTAAAGTTATACGTTGTTGGAGTCGTAGACGATCCACCAAAATCACTTGTAGTTATAGCACCTGTATTTGAGTTTAGCGAGCAGTTTGCTTGCGATCCATTTGTTAAAACATTTGTTGTTTCTGAAAAAGTAACAGTGTCTCCAGTAGCAGCAACCGTAGCTACAGCACCTGAAAAGTTTCCTGCAATAGTTCCAAGAGAACCAGACCCTGTAGACCAAACAGGATCATCTGATACGGTAAGTAAAGCAGCAGAAGATCTTACTGCATTACCATCATTATTTTCTATACGAATATAATAAGTTCCGTCTGTTGGTAAAGTAAAGTTAGCTGTAATAGATGTAGCACTAGTGAAAGCAACAGTATTAGCTACTATAATAGCGCCTGTTGTTGAGATTGCATCAACAGTTGGAATAGATACAAAGTTAGTTCCTGTTATAACAACATTATT